CTTGTTCGTTGCGCCAGAACCTTCGAGCAGTGCTGCACCAGTACCGTCAGTAGCATTCAGACCTTCAGAAACATCAGCGATGTTACGTGCAGTCAGATAGCCTTTGGCAGCAAAATCACCATCAGTGACTTCACGATCATAGATATGCAGCCATTTTGAGACCTTGTACGTCATACCACGTTTAAGAGGCATAGAACGTCGATCAGCAAATTGTGCGTACACAGCTTGTGCGTTAGCGGCTTTTACACCAGCTTTGTCGTAATAGTGAACAATTGTGTTCTGTCCGTGCGTACTAGCACCGGAAGGACCACCATAAACATTATCAGCCATCTTTTAATTCCTCAGTTTTTCGACATCAGGTTTTTGTACCAATCGTCGAATTGCTCATCATTGTCATCTTCAAGGTAATCGGTAACGCCCTTTTTATCAGCGCGTGTCCGAGTCGATGCAGCTGCACGTTTTCTTTGAGCTTCTGATGATGCCTGAACAGAATTGTCTACCATTTCTTGTGTTTGCTTATTAGCGTTATTGACAGAATTTTTTGCTTCGTTTTCTGCCTGGCTAACTTGCTCACCTGCAAGCATGTAGTATTCAATGTCTGATTTGGTATTTCCATCTAGCGTTTTCAGTTTGGCGGCTACTGGTAAAACTTTATCGTACAAGCCACTCTTAATGTCGTTGTGAAGTCCTGAAATCATGTCAGGATTTTTCGCAAACTCACTTCGAGAAGCTGTGTCCCATCTGTTTTGAATAACATCTACTGTTGTCGTGTACTCAGGATCAGAGCTGATCTTACTGGTAATTTCTTCGATCCGTTGCTGGTATTCGGATTTACCATACTGAGTGGGACTGTAGCTGTTTGCTTCAACATCTCCATCAATATCCAGTGGGTCAATATTGTGGGTTTTCATTAAGTTCTGAATTGCGTCTTTGTTGCCTTTTAAAGCATCAATCGCAGTATTGAACTGGCTTTCGGTGATGCCTTCCTCTTCCATTGCAGAAATCATTTTCCGGTATGGAGCTATTTTCTGCATTTTCTGAGTGTAGTTCATCGCCTTACCGAATACGGTTCCGAACTGATCGAAAATCTCGTCTTCAGTAAATTCGTATTCTTTACCGTCAGCAGTGTACTTTCGTACTTTTGCTTTACTGGCTTTATCTTCTGATTCTACATCCGGATCTTTATCACCATCACCATCATCATCATCTTCCGGATATAGTTCGTTTCCGTTGTCATCGAAAACTTTTTTATCTTCTGAAGCACCGTCGTCGCTTTTCTTGGCATTTTCCGATTCTGATTCTTCGTCTTCTTCGTTCTGTTCTTTTTTTTCAGGCTCACCGGGTTCAGGGATTTCGTCAATCAATTCTTTTTCTGAAGAATTTTCTACTCCATTTTCCCGAATGCCTTCCTGAAGATTATCCAAATTCTCTTCTGTGCTTTCTTCAGAATTACGACGAATTTCGTAAATAGCCTCAATTGGGTCTTTATCGTCGTTAAATACATCTTCTTCAGTAACGTTTTGACGAGCCATTAGTGAACCCCGCCTTCAGATTCTTCTTTAGCAGCAAGCTCAGCTTCTTCTTCATCACTGAGTACAGGATCTACTGCGGCTTGGTGCATCTGATCAATGGTCATAAAGAAGAATTGTAGATTACTAATAGCAACCAAATCTTCCATGATGTCACCACGCTCACCACGCTTTTTAATTACCGGCATAGATAAAAGACTTACAGAGTCTGCAGCTTTGTCTCTAAAGTAACCTTCGATAATAACTTTTTTAAAGTCTGGGTTATCTCTTAAACGATCAAGAGCTTGTCCCATATCAACGTAATGTTCAATTTCAGTTGTTTCTAGTTCTACGTTTTCGTTTTGGTTGCTCATTTATGAGTCCTGTTAGTTTTAATGTAAGTAAATTTTTAATTAAATCTGATGTTATAGCAATGATTATTGCTTGGTCAACTGTTTCGTATATTCTATTTCTCTTTTAGAAGCGCGATCAGATTCTTTTTCTAATAAACTGCTGCTACGGTCATGATCTTTTTTCTGCATTTCTTCTTGGAACTTACTTCCTTCAGCCGTGCGTGTGAAATCCAAATCTTTAAGGTCTGTATCAGACTGAATGTTTCCAGCTTTAGTTTGATCAAGAAGTGCTTTAGCTGATTTAACTTGAATATTTACAGCGTTTTCTCTAGCTCTTGAATTACGCTCTTCGATTTCAGAAATAAGCTTTTGCATTTCCAGTTCTTTCATCTTTTCAATATAGGGATCAGGCTGAGGTTGATACTCTTCAATTTGTTTAGCCAGATCAGGCATTTTATGAAGTTTGGCAATTTGTGACATAAGCAAATTTTTCATGCCTACATCCATGCCTTGTCCTAGTGTCTGAAGTAAAAATGAAAGCTTTTCTCCTTTAGCAGAGTTGTCTTCAGCAGTGCTTACTTCAATTTCAATATCTATCAAGCCTTTGAGGTCATCACGTTTGATCGGTACAAATTCATCATTTGTCATCCGAACAATTTCTTCTTCTTTCAAAAACTCAGAGTTGTATTGCATCCATTTCCGCATTAGCGGCTTGATCAGGTTTTCAGCAATGTTTCTAACAATGTCCAAACGCCTGACAGATACTGCATCTAGGGCTCCTCGTGCTGATGTAGCAGTGCTTCCCAATCCTGACCCAGTAATGCCACCACTGAAAGCTTTAACGCCCAGCATGCTCTCAGACTCGTTGTTGGTCATTTCAAGAACGCTGAACACGCTGTTGGGTATTTGGTTGTAATTACCTTCAAAAAAGTCATTAACGTTACCGTTATACTCAAAGTTGCTACCGTTCAAAAACCGCTTCATGTTTCGTGTATCAAGAGCGCCTTTACGAACACCTTTTTGAGCATTGTTGGAACCAGCCATGTTATCTAAGATTCCACGCTTAATAGCCGTAGAGATCTTTTGGTTGTCGCTGATCAGCTCTACGCTGGCTTCGCCATGAATCTTGAAAGGTGTTGGATTATTTTTGAGCAGTAAGAAAGGCAAGCCTTGTCCCGGCATCGGGTTTGATTCCAGCTGAATAAGTGTATCGCCAATCCAGGTAGCTACAATGGGCTCAGCAATACCAGTGTTGTTAATATCGTAAACACCCCAGTATTCGTAAACCAAAACTTTTTTTCTGGCAACGTCCTGAAATTTAAATTCTGTTTCATCTTCAGGGTCGTAATCAGGACTTTCACCGTCAAGCAGGGAGAAAGCTACTTTTTTTAGATTTTTGTATTTACCCGTTTTACGAAGCGTACTCATGTCAGATTCGTAACGGTGGCAGACAAAATTTGCTTTGTTAATATCTCCAAAGCATGTTGGATCAATATAGACATCTTCCATACGACAGATTGTTGCATCTGGTTGGTTAACCAGAATATTAATCTGTTCTACTTCCTGTTCTCCCACTTGCTCAGGCATACCGTTTACTAAACCCATAATCGGCACTGAGACGTTTTCTTTTTCGTCTTCGTAGTTCCAACCTGTTTTGACTACGACTGTGCCTTCCGAGTAATAGAGCTTTATTACATCGGTTATAAACTGGTATCTAGGGAACTGCCGAGCAAACTGGTTATTCAAGATAATTTGATTTTGTTCAGCAGCTGCACGATCTTCGTGTGTTACTGGGTTACATTTAATAATGTCTGCAGTAGATACAAAAGGATCTTTTACGCTTGAGTGTTGCCACTCGTCTTGTCGTTTAATATCCCTGGAAACCAGGCTTGATTTACCTTTCTGCTCATTGCCATAAGGTTCACCGTTGTATTCCTGTCTCCACTTTTCAATGCTGGCTACAACTTCAAGACGCAAATTGTTAGCAGCATCTATGTCAGCTTTAAATGCTCTCAAGAGATCTTGTTTGCTCAACTTTTTAGGTTCGTCATTCATTCCTGAGCCCTATAAATTATCGTGTACTTCAAATTTTCCAACAGATGAATAACCTTCCCAACCAGTAGAGGCAACATAACCCTGAATGTAATATGTACCTTCTACGTTAATGTCACCATCAATTGTAACCACGTACATTTTACCGTCACTACCATTAGTAGATAAAAGACCTGTTTTTGATATCTTAGTGTTGTCTGGACGCTTTAGCTCTATGATGAGAGACGTTGCAGTAGACAGGTCTGCTGGCATATCTGTATTGGTGTCATTGTTAAATTCTTGTATTAAGACCTCTAACTGTGCACCGATTGCACCTACCTGTAATATTTCTTCTCTCATTTTTTAGTCCAAACTCAAAGTGAAATTTACTTTTTTGTTTGCGTATAACTCACAGTTTAATTTTCTGTTGATATACAAGGATGAACCTACTTTAATTATTGTTACTTTACCAGAAAATGCTGCTGTGGTAATTGATTCAATGCTATCAGCTGTCAGTATGTTGAGCTGTCTAAGAATTGCGTTGCTGACAGTTGCATCTGATTCTAGACCCTGACTT